GTTTACCTGCACGCCCGCATTGCTGAACGAACTTGCCACATTCCCTCCACCGACATAAATAGCCGGGAAGTAACGCCCTGTCTCACTTTTCAGCACCACCGCATCCCCTCGCCGAAGTTTGTCCACCGGCTTGCCGTTCATCTCGAATATTTTAACCAGTTTCTTTCTGATCTCTTCCTGGTCGGCATTTTCTGCAAAACACATATACGAGCTCAAATCCAACCCATCCATTTCGATGATCAGATTGTCACCGAGGCCACGGGCACACAAAAACTCGTAAACGATTCAGGCAGCCGAAGCCATCCGGCCCATTACCAGCAGACGAGTAGGGCCGATTCAGAAAACGTGCAAATGTCGTTGCAAAAGATTCCATCACATCTGCCTCACATTGTGCCGTACCACCCATGCGTACAGGACAATGATCGCAGTAAATGTCACGCATGAAATTACCGTATCTGCCAAGATCAGTGCGGCCACCATGAGAGCCAGGACAACCGCCTTCGATATCAACAAGGCAGGGACAACCCCTATCCGTTTCATGATCTTCCTGACCAATGGGTTCTTCTCATGCCCCCCTCGTCCTCACTTCCCCGGATAATTACGGGTACGTCCCCACCAGACCTGTTTCAACATCGCCGCCGCCAGGAACCGGTCCCCACCAAAATTGGCCTCATTCCCTCTAAGCTGACAGGCCTCATAACTTTTGTCGCACGGTCCCATTGGCCCGGTATAGCCACACTCCGTCCCTTTGTACGACCACGGGCACGAGGTTGACTGTATTCTTAACGGCTCCTTGTTCCACAAAACCATTTCATTTGTCAGGGTGATCCGGGCTGTACTGTCCCCACTTAAATCCCACCCCCCCACGATCCCCCGGAATAGCCGCTGGAAGGCCCGGCCTGTCTGAACGTACGATTTCCCGTTGATGGTCACGGTGAGGGTATGGAGTGCGGGTGTGACTGCTGGATCATCAGTAGTCATTGCCTGCTTCACCCACAGATATTGTCCGCCGCCCACTTCACCCACAATCCCTGGTATCTCCTCGCCGCTGGTGCATACCACCCATGTCGTCGGCTCCACCGTGTCGGAGGTGGACAGTCCGGCGGAAATAGTGATGCTCGTCCCTTCCGGTTCCGTTGCCGTCCACTCCACCACACTGCTCGACACCACGCCGACCTCAGTCAGATCGACGGGAGGTGACAGTCTTTCGCCGCAGAAGCTATCCATGCTAAAGCCCCAGTTCCTCAAGCCTATCTTTCCCCCACTGCCGACACGATTCAACATGATCGTTGTAGGCCGCAGATTCGGGAGACGGTGCAATCCGGAGCATCTTAAACTCATCATCCACGCTGTACTGTTCCCGAATCGTTTCCACCACCTTGCCCTTGATAGCCCGACAGGTGGGACTCGCCGCGACAATCGCCGCTTTTAGCTCCGGCGTTACGTCCACCAGAGTCAGGGACTCCGCAATAATCGCAGGCTGCTCCGGCAGTTCGCCGGGAACACTGACGTATGTCCAGCCGTCGATGGTGCAGAGTTCCACGATGCGCTCCTGTGGCTCCATCTCATAGTCAGGTTCACGCAGACAGTGTGTTGTATATTGGTCGGTAGTTTTTAGGTACTTGTAGATCGCTGCCATTGGCAATTTCCTCCTTTGCCTCCGCTATCGCTACGGCGATACAGGGTAACAGGCCGCGCGAAAGCCCACACCCGCGTACGAGTGCGCCCAGCTGCCGCCCCAGGCCACGTACCAGACCCCGGCAGACGAGCCGCCCGTCCAGTTCCCCGACGAACGCAGGCACAGCTCATTGCGGACATATTGATAAAAATAATCTTTGCCGTATAGGTCTGTCCCTGTCGTGTCCATACCGTCCTCGTCCTGTGGGAACCCCTGTCCGGTCAGCCGGTAGCCATCGCCGGAGATGTCTTCCGACAGCACCTGGTTCCCGCCACTGCCGTACCGTTGCGCGAAACCGCCGCCATCCACGAAGGGCGGAACGAACCGCTCCATCATAGCCGCAACTCCCGTCGCGCCCCAGTGGTCGGTTGCGTCTGAGTCTCCGCTGGTGAAATCCTCAAAGGCCGTGTCGAGCTTGCGCTGGTAGTAGATGCCACAGACGAATGAGTTAGTGCTGGTGTAGTCCTCGAATCCGGTGCTGTCCAGGTCGATGGAGAATGAATTGTCGTTGACCCTCGTTATCTGCCAGCACTTGTTTCGGATTACGTTCCAGTCGGCGTGTTCCAGCTCGGTCACACACTGCACCCAGTCGCCGGTTTCAAGACCGTGGTCTGTGATGGTGACGACGCAGGGGTCAGCCTTGCTCATCCCCTCAATGCTCTTCGATGCCGCAACACAGGTCGCACCGATACTCACCTCCCACATAAGGCCGTTCACATCTGCAACACCGCAGTTCTGGCCATTATGGGTCGTTTTTGCGAAGGGGTCGCCAGAGCCGGTTTTGCCGCAGTTATCATACCCGTCAGATAGGTAGGTCAGGTCGCTATCATCAGTGTCGGCAGATGATATTACGTCCCCCACAGGAGCCTGGTTGTTGTTCAGACCTTTTGGATAATTGTACGTCGCATCGTACCACGCGCAATGAGTCGTGTTGGATGATGCCTGTCCGTGGGCCATCGAGAGCAGGGCAAGCAGGGCGTAGGCTTCACGCGGGATGCAGAAGAACATCCCGTCACCAGCCGCACCGTCCACGCCGTCACGGGCCTTCGCAGCGTCGATGCAGGCCGCATAGTTGTTGGTGGAGCAATTCGTCAGGTCAGCAATCGGGTTGTGGCCTGCCTTAGTCGAGATGGGGTCGCCGTACCGCAGGGATGAAGCGATGAAGCCGCTGCCCCATGCGTTTTTTGAGGCCATGTACTTGTCAACGAAAATGCCGTCCCGCTCCGTGCCGCCGTTGATGAAGGCGGTGGGGAGGGCGTAGCCGCCAAGATTGGCCGCAGCTTCATTTGCGAAAGTGTCCACACCCTTTATGTCGATGGAGTTTACGCCATGCACTCCGTATGTGGGGTTTAATTCATGGCCGATGCGGTAATAGAATTTCGGGATGTAGCACATCACCGAGCCGTCTTTGTAGATGTAGTTTCCGTAATTGTCGTGGCCCTTCAGCCATGCTCCCGGCATAGCTTCCATGTCGTCAGGGAGTAGAGATGTCGGACACACTCCGACACCGTAGCCCATTTCACCGGGTTCTCCAATAATGTTTCGGGGACTAAAATCAAGCAAATCGCCCACCTTAATGAATTTATCAACGCCATTTTGCCCCACCCATAATCGATCATTTTCCCCTACAGGGTCGGCACTAAACGCCAGATCGTGTAAAGTTGTGTCACTCATGATAATTGCCTCACATAGTATTGTTTTCCATCGTTGGTCTTGATATTCTTGCCGTCGTGTGTCTGGAGTCGTTGCGTTGCGGGGAGCCTCAAGTCATCCCCCTCCACCACTAGCACACTGATGGTTCCAGCGTCCCAGTGGGCTTCGGTGGATTCGGTACGGGTGACCTCCCCCGGGTCAACATCTGTTTCAGTAATCACCCCCAGATATATCGTTCCCCATTTGTTCCTCACGTCCTCCGACAGCAAGATTGCACTGATGGCCTGATCCGTGTCGTCAATATCAATGTCCAGACTATCCACAGCGAGGGAAGCATTGCCCTTAATGGCGTCAAACTGGATGCCTCTGGGAGAGTATGTTTCACCGTCGTAGTAAATTATGTTGTCCCCGTCCGTCAGGTACAGGGCAGACGTGAAGCCCAGGTATAGCAGGAAAAAGAAGGTAAAGCGGTCGGCTTCAAGAGCGGCCAACACATCTGGGTCGATAGTCCTCATCCCTTCAACCCCTTCAATTTAATGCCCGTTCTGTACAGGCGATACGTGAATAACTCTTTGGTCAATTCATCTTCGGCAAAGCGGCATTTGATCCGGTGCGTCCCCACAATGTCGCAGCTAAGTATTTCATTCTCCGCTGGAGCCGCGTTGAACTCCACTCGGTCGGAGCCTTCCGAACCGCCGCCCGTGAGCAGGGAATAGGAACCGGCAAAGCCGTCCACATAGACAGTAGCCGTTCCTGAGATAACGCCGGGAATGTCGAATATAGTGGTGGAGCCGTCACCCACCCCGACGTACAAGCCTTCGTGGGATTCATTCGACAGGGTGAAGAAGTAGAACTCTTCATAAGCCCCATCCATTTCACGGTAGAAAGCCCAGAGAGTGTCCGCGTCGTCGGGATCAATGGCGTTGTACGTCAGTATCACATCGTACACAGGAAAAATAGACTTCCGGCGGCGCTGCTCCTGCCCACCATCAAACGTGGTAATGATGTTCCGGTGCCGCTGGGTGATTTCCAGCGGATATTGCGGAACTGGTGATGTAGGAAATTTAGCCACCGAGTAACCCCCTCATTTGTTTGCGCCCGACATTCTTCTCAAGGGCGGTATTGGTCGCCTTCACAATGGATATGGCATTGCGCTGACAGAGGCGGTCGAACCCTTCTGCATCAGGGGAGGAAATCACGAAATAATTGGTAACAGTCTGGGGTTCAGCGGTATCGCCTCCTGAAGTCTCAACACCGAGATTGCCGGATGATGTACGGGTGAGCGGTAATATTGCTTCCGGTCCCGCCTCTCCCATCAACCCCGCACCCTGTGCCATGGGGAAGACAATCGGCCCGTCAACTATACCGCCCTTCGCATGGGGTGTCATACCGCCTAATATCTTAGCAATGCTGCCGATCAGCCCACCAATGTCACCGCCACTGCCAAACTCCTTCCCGAACAGGCCCATCATAGCTTGTGTTGCCAACCAATCGGCCGCGACTCGTTGCATCGTATCGGCGAATTTTTGCACAAATCCATCCATGCCATCGTCCCACGGCTTGAAAAAGAGATCCGACATAGCCGACTGCATAGAGCGGAACGCTTTAATCTGAAATTCTGTCAATGCCGTTGTGTCTTTTTTGCCCTCTTCCTGAAAGCTCAACATCTTGTCCAGCATGGACTGTATTGCTTCAGCCTGGGATTCCTTGAGCTCGTTGTACGCTTCAATGGATTCCTTCGTTCCCTCGATGCTGGCCCGTCGCATTTCATCTTCTGCGATCCAACTATTAACAATCCCCTGGCTCGTCTCCCTTGTGGTTGCTAACTTCTCCCTTTCCGCAGCGATTGTCTCCAGGATAGAGGCGGCCATCTCAAGCTGCCCATCTGTCGCTCCTTGCATCCGCAGGTGATATAAGGCGACTTCATCCGAGGTCTTGCCGATGGTGTCCCGCTGTGTTTTGAGGGCTTCGATCTGGTTTTGTACAGCGTCCGTTCCTTCATCCACGTCAGTAGTATCGACTGTGCCGGACGGTGCTTTCTTTTCCGTTGCGGCTGTCGCTTCGGTAAGTCGCCGCTCCATGTCGGCTATTCGGCTTTCTGTCTGCGATATTTCCTTATTCAGGTATGCCACCGAATACAAGCCCTTGCCTTTTTCGGCTCGCAACATTTCCTCTTGCAGTATTTGTAATTCCTGTTGCGCCTTTTTAAGGGCTTCGGGCAATTCTTTCTTGGTCATTTCGCGGATATCTTTGAATGCGCTAATATAGCCACCAGCACCAGCGCCAATTAAGGCACCCGTAGGACCGCCCAGCTTAAACCCAACTGCCGCACCAGCCGCTAATTCCCAATATTCCACCATCGCCTTGAATGCGGTTGAATCGGTGAAGTCTTTTGTTGCCTCCGCCATGTCCCGTATTTTGTCCGGGATATCCTGCCCGATGAACTCCTTATTCTTTGCAACCCATGTCGCCATATCGGCTGCTATCTGTCCGAGTGATGGCCCCATAGCAATTAAGGCACGGTTCAGGCTGTTACGGACGACAAGGCCGAGATCGTCAATGTTGTCCTTCGCTGCTTCCGATTCCCTGAGAAGTTTTTCGTCTATCTCAACTCCGAGCCGTTCAAATCGTTTGCTTAATACGTCAATCTGATCCACCATCAATGTCATGCCGACGCCAGCTTGACGCCCAAAGGCGGCTGCACTTAGGGCCGCACGGTCGTTCTGATTTTCCGTGTTCTTGAGGGCGTCAAAGTAAATGTCAAGGGCTTCCGTAGTGTTGTCAGCCGCTACAAGTTGCGCCTTGAGTGCTTGATTGTTTTTATTGAGTATCGTATAGAGCGTGCCGGTCCCCATCCTAAGTTCACCAAGACGCTTAGAAAATGCCTCAAAGCCTGAATCAAGTTTATTTGTAGCAACCCCGGAACGATCTGCGATATAACGGTATTTCTGTAATGCCTTCGTGGTAATTCCTATCTTGTCGGCGGTCTTGGCGATCGTGTCGGCATATTCCAGTTGTTTCTTCACGGCATAGACCATACCGGCAACCATCGCGGCAGATGTCATAATGCCCCGGAAGGAAAGCATCGCCTTGGCCGCACTATTAAAACGATCACGGACTACTCCCATAGCCCGCTGCATACCCGTTGCGTTGGTCTGTACGGCGCGCTTTGCCTTCCCCATATCACTGGCAAATTGCGCGTGACCTGCTGAGAGTGCGGCATGTAGGGATCCGATAGGTGTTGCCATTTTATTTCCTCTTCACCCGGAGAGCTTTTTTCAATTCACTCTCCATCTGTTTCTGATCTTTCGCCGGACCCTTATCGATCATGAGCGATTCAAGGGGCGGTAACTTCTTCCGACGTTGCAGGGCCGCCGCCATCCAAAGTTCCCGCGTCTTACCGTCCCTGAGTGCGACTACCGCTTGCCGTGTGAGATATGGAGTCATGCCCCAGAACTCATCCGGCCTCATTCCCGCTTGAACAGCCGCCTTAAATGCCGCCATAATCCAGCCATCCGGCGGGGGCTTTTTTTTTCTGCGGGATCGGCGGCAGGTAGGGGCTCGTTCCCGAAATACGCCCACTGAAGAGCTTCCTGGACATTCTTTGCGAAGGGGATCAAGGGTGGGGATAGTTCCTTGATCTGTTCCGCCGTCATTTCTGGATCGTCAATCCCCATCGCCCCCACTGCGGCCACCGTATCAATGTCAAAGAGGTTCGGATTATCCCCGTGTGCCGCTGATATTTCCGCAAGCACTTTCCACGGATATCTGAGCGTGTAAGACTTCCCGCCGATCTTAACCCGCTTGTGACCTGTGATCATTACGCTGCCCTTGTACCTCTGACTGTAATGGTCCCGGATGCCAAACCATCAACTTCGCCATCGATGGAGTAATTGAGCACATACCCGTCTTCGAGCGTTACGGCCTCGTCGTCGGAGAATGTGATGCGGAAGCCCAAGTCCTCCGCTCCGTCCTCGTATGCGGTCTTTACGGCTGACAAACCAGCGTCGTCATTGTCGTACATCACATTGAACGTCCACGGCCCCTCATCGGACAGCCCGACCTTATACGTGCGCTCAGTATCAACCAGGGTAGTTTTGTCCCGCTCGCTCCGCGACGGCGAAATGCTGAAATTGGTTATGACGCCAACATCGGTCCATGTGTCCGGCGTCATCGTCGCGCTCCCTGTATTGTCGTCAATGGTCAGGTCGGTCGAGTCAAGATCGATCGCGAAGGTGTCATCAGTTACATAACTTACGACGTAGCTATTGCCGTTTATGCTCGCCGCATCTTCGCCCGCAAAGTCTGCCGCCGCCACAACATCGCCATTCCTCAAGCCATGAGCCGTCGCCGTAAGAATTGTCGGATTAGCAAGCGTGATGTCGGTGATAGTGATAGCCTCACCCGCCGCCCCCGTGCTTATTGCCAATACTGTCCCTTGTGCGTCTAATGCCATTGTCCTGTCCTCCTGTTATGTTTATTCTTCATGCCAAATCATGTAATCCTGCAACACCCGGTAAACTTTCAATTCCGGCTCGTAAATGTCATGCTCGGAATCTATCAGGCAGGAGCCTATCTCAACCCCTGAATCTGTCCCCATGTAGCCGTCAAGTGCTTCCCTGATTGCTTCTGCCAGTGTTTTCGCTGCCGTGTATGTTTCCGCCCAGGCCTCAACCTGAAACCGTGGGTGTGCATGTCCCGACACCCCTGAAAGATGGTGCGCTCGCTCCCCCGATATCTTGGTGTAGAGTATCAGTGGATACGTCGGATTCTGGGGCAACATGACCGGGTAACAGCGAGTAGTGAGTGCCGCCACGGTATCATCGTTCACCAGTATGCTTCGCAGCGCCGTTTCGATCATCTTAGTAATCCTTCCTTCTGCTTCGCTGTCAGGGTGCCCCGTTCAGCCTTCTTTGCCAGCATCCGCGCCGACTTTTCTAGTGACTTCCAGAGCTCCTCTTTGAGCCGATTCATAGCCACCTTCTTGTTCGCATCCCAGGCTGTCCTGAGAAACGGCATGGCCGGGATGAACCCCGTATAAGCCCCGCTCTTTTTGTATCGGTGGGCGGTCCCGAATTCGAACAGGTGAGCGAGCGGGTGAGAAGGGCCGACATACCTTGTTACGGTGGTTCTGTCCGCCGGCCGCCGTGGTTTCTGTGATTTCTTCAAGGTGCCAATAGTCACCGAGTCAGCTATTGATTGAGCGTCAAATGGTAATGCCTGCGCGTTCTGCCTTGCCGCATCCCTGATCGGTTCTGCTGCCTTCTTCAGCGCGTTCCGTACAACTGTTTTTTTCATTGCCACGGTCGGCAGTTGGTCAAGCGCATCCATCAATTCTTTGTAGCCGACCAGCTCAAATCTGAAGGCGTCCCCGGGCATCATTCCCCCCTCGCCTTTACAAGCAGCTCAAGTCCCTCGCGCCTGCCTATTTCTGGCGCTGCGTGAATGTCGTATTCCCTGCCATCCGCATCGACCAATATATCCATTGGCCCCACGTCATCACGGTAGCGGATACGATATTTGCAAGTTAAATTTGCCTGTACTTGAGCAGCCCCCCACCGTTCGTCGCCTTTCAGTTCCCGCCGTTCTGCCCATACCTGGGCCGGCAAAGTCACCGGCTTGACCTTGTTGTCCGCGTCAAGTGCTGTCTCTGCCGCCGCCGTGAATACATCATTGACGACAAGGTCGGTGCCGAAATGATCAGTTTCAGTGGCCGTGATCTGATAGAGAGTACCTACGTCCAGAGTGTCGGTGGAGAGTTCCGCGCCTACCTTTACCAGATCAATCCATGTAGCCACTTCCTCACCGAAGTCATTCGTAGTAATGACCTTCTCCTTGAGGGTGACAAGTCTATCCATTCTGCCGCTTCTCATTGGAACTCCGTGTGTACCCTGTATTGCCGCAAAAGGCTGTCCACGGCTGTGCTGAGATAATTCACTGCCGCACCAACAACCACCGTTCCCCTGTTCTCGTAAAGGTCACTAATTTTCAGTAATATTGCCGATTTAATCCCTTCCGGGACACTGCTCGCGGCATCACCATACCCGGCGTCATAGGTGATCTTAATAGGCTTGTCGCTGTATAGCGTCCCCGTCGGCCATGTCTCATCAGGCTGCAATATCAGCCGCCCCGGTTCGCTTGTCGTATCCGTGTCGAAGTCGGTAAAAGTGTTGTCGTAATCGTCGTCATCTTCCGGCCTGTAGGTAATGGCAGCCTCCTGTAATGGCGGATAGGGTACGACAATATCTCCATCCGGCCATTCATCGAGGTAATATTCCCAGGTCTGCGTTATGAGCCGCCGGCCTATTTCCTGCTCCGTCTGGACACGGGCGGTAGCAATGAGGCGGTCAAGGAGGTCATCTTCAGTTGTATAGGCCGCCGCACCTGCCGCATCGATAGCAAGACGCAGGTGTATCTTTGCTTCAGCTTTTGTAATAGGCTCCAATGTGGGTCCTGTTTTCAGTACCAGCTTCATCTATACCCTCATAATGTGTGGGGGCAGGAAAGGAAGGGAAAAACCGCCCCCACGCGCCAGGGAGTTATTCTTAAGCGTCCATTTTTCTGTTTTGAGTACCATCTTCCCCCCTTTATGCGTTCAGGTAGTACCCGCCGGCCACCAGAGGCCGCCATAACGCCGTGATATCCGCAACCTTGCCAGCGCCAGCCGTTGCGCCGCCGATGGTGAGTTGAATTTTCTTGGCAGCCACCGTGACTCTCGGCCCGCGAAACACATGATAGAAATT